GACAAAGCGGGTGGGGATACAGAATGAGGGGCAGCAATGCCCCTCTTTTTCATGGCTATCACAGTTGATGGAGTGGAGTTAAACGTCAGATGGGCAGAGGATCAATCAGTTGATCCATGTGCTCCATCTGCCCCCAAGGTCAAGGTCAAGCCTGACTTCGCTGGGATGAAGAAGGCTGAGCTGGTGGAGTACATCTCCCCTGACGGCAACGACATTGACACCAGCCTCACCAAGGCCGAGCTAATCAAGCTCGCTGAACAACTGTTCGCCACCAAGGGCTGAATCAAATGACGGAGCTGGAAGCTGTCAACACGTTGCTGAGCGTGATCGGTGAGGCGCCGGTTGACAAGCTCAGCGACATATCCATCAACGAGATCACAGACTCATCCCTAGCGCGCAAGACACTGGGCGAGGTGTCGCGTGATGTACAAGCCGAGGGCTGGAGCTGGAACACGGACTGGAACGTGCCGCTCACCAAGACGTCGGCCAATGAGTTCGTCCTGCCCAGCAACACGCTGAGCACGCAGTTCAGCCCTAACCGCTACCCAGACAAGCAGTACGTGCAGCGTGGCCTCAAGGTCTACGACCGAGCCAAGCGCACGTTTGCCTTCGGGGCTGACATGTCCACTGCCCTGATCGTGGACTACGTGGTGAGTCAGCTGAGCTGGGACGAGCTGCCCCACACAGCGCAGCAGTACGTGACGATCCGCGCGGCTCGGATCTACTCCGATCGCTACCTGAACAGCAACGCGATCTACACGTACACGGCCCAGGACGAGGAGTACGCCCGGGCCATGTTGATCCGCGACGAAGAGCGCGGCCTAAGCAACAACCTGCTGTGGGGCAATGACCGCGGGGTGGGCCAAGGCATTGGCTACATCCCTTCTGATGGCCTTCGTTACCGAGGTGTGTGATGCGTCGTAAGTCCAACGTCACCGGCACACGCCGCGTTCCTCAAAGCCTGATCCAAGGGAAGCTCGACACGCTGACCCAGGGCGTTAGCCAACAGCCACCACACCTGCGCCTACCGGGACAGGGTGAGCGGCAGGTGAACGCGTACAGCTCGCCGGTGGAAGGACTCACAAAGCGTGCCCCCACCAACTACGCAGGTCGCATCTTCGACACGTCCTTCCAGGACCTGTACGTCGAGATGATGCCGGTAGTGAGCGAGGAGAACTACAGCGTCACACTCACGCCAGTTGGCAGCACCACCGAGCTGCGCATCCTGCTGAATGGCCAGACCTGCAAGCTGGATGTACATGGCACTGGCATGACGGTCAACGCTTCGCCGTATGAGCGGATCGTTGGCGACAGCACCAGCTACATCTATCAGCTGACGGAGCTGTACAAGAAGTTTGTCCTGATCAATAACGGACCACTGGGGCTGCTGCTGAACCGAGAGAAGAGCACAGCCCTGTCGGCGACCACAGCACCTGCTGCCAAGACCGATGCCCTGATCTTTGTACAGGGCGTGACCTACGACGTCAGCTACACCGTCACGCTGGCAGGCACAGCTCTGACCGCTGTGACAACGCCCAAGGTCACAGACACCAACAACACGATCAGCACCGCCACGGTGGCCTCAGGGCTGGCCACGCAGATCAACGGCGTGAGTGGCTACACCGCCACCGCTAACGGGGCCGTGGTGCTCGTCACCAAAAACGACGGTGGCGCCTTCACCCTGCAGCTGGACGACAGCCGCTCGAACACGCTGGCCCGGGTGATTCGGAGCACGGTCTCCAAGTTCTCCGACCTGCCGGCCAGGGCGTACAACGGCTTTGTCGTCAAGGTGGATTCCGAGCCGGCCAACGCGCAAGACGACTACTGGGTCAAGTTCGTCACCAATGACGGCAGCTCGTTTGGCGAAGGCACATGGGTGGAGACCCTGAAGCCCGGGCAGAAGTTCAAGCTCGACGAGAACACCATGCCCTTGGTGATCTACCGAGCGGCACCTCAGGTGTTCTTTGTCGGCCCTGCTGATGGAGCTACCAGAAGCGTCACCTACAACAGCATCACGTACACCTACACGTTCCCGACCTGGGGCAGCCGCACGGCGGGTGATGAGACCACAGTGCCGACGCCCAGCTTCGTCGGGCAGATCATCAAGGATCACGTGCTGTTCCGCGGTCGCTACGCAATCTGTGCGGGCGAGAACGTAGTGATGAGCGAGACGGATGACATCTTCAACTTCTTCCCTGATACATCAGTCGCGGTGCTGGAGACAGACCCGATTGATCTTCGCGCTACATCAGAGACAAGCACCCGGTTGAACTGGTTGCTGCCGGTGAATGAGTCACTGCTCGCCTTCAGCGGGAACAGTCAGTTCCAGATCAAGCCAGCTGACGTGGATGTACTGACGCCACGGACAGCCACGATCCTGCGACTGAGCAACATCCTGATGAACCCGGACCTGCGGCCCAAAATCGCTGGTCCCGTGGTGATCTTCGCCACGAACGAGTTCAACTACACCAACTTCCGCGAGTATCAGTTCATCGAGACGATCTCGCGCCGGCTTGGCCTGAACCTAGGCGGCAGCCTCAACATCACGTCGTCACTACCGAAGTACATCGACGGCCTGGCCACACACTGGGACGTGGGCGAAACGATCGACATGGCCGTATGCCGCACGCCCAACAACAAGAAGAAGCTGTACGTCTACAAGTATCTGTGGCAGTCAGGCACCGACAGCCTTGCCAAAAGCCAGGCCAGCTGGAGCGAGTGGACCTTTGACGGTGACATTGTTTGGCTCAAGTTCATCGGCAACGAGCTGTGGTTCCTCATGGCCTATCCAGACGGAACGTACAGCTGCTACATGAACAGCGAGGAGCTGGATCAGATGAGCACTCCCACGATCCACATGGATCGCCAGCTGCGTTACCCCGAGTGCAACAGCGACTACACAACGACGAACAACATCACGGCGAGCTACAACTCGACGACTAACAGAACGACGTTCACGCTGCCGTATCAGATGCAAGGGCTAACCAGCATCGTCACGAGGCCAGACAACAGCGGGCCGAAGATGTATGAGATCGGCTCAGCATCGTCTGGCACCACGATCACGTGCAATGTGCCTGGCGACTGGAGCAGCTCCAAGCTGGCGATCGGCCGCCGCTACTCAATGGAGTACGAGTTCACCCAAGCCTTTGTCCCCTCCCGTGATCAGGCACGGCAGCGGGTGGTCGGCGAGCAGGCCGGGCGTTTGCAGGTGGCGACGTGGCAGATCAACCACTTCAACACCGGCTTCTACGACGTGGTGGTGAAACGGAACGGCCGGGCACTCGACAGTCGATACGAGTACAGGAGCAGAAAGCTCAATGTACTAAACAACGTATTGACAACAGAGACGAGCTTCGTTGATACAGGGACATTCCGAGCCCCGGTGTATAGCAAGAACACAGAGTGCAGAGTTATCGTCGAGAGTGACAGCTACCTTCCCGTGACGATCACTGGCGCCATCTGGGAAGGCAATTACAACGATCGGTCGAGGAGCGTGGGCTGATGCCTTTCCCTATCGGAGCTGTTATTGGAGCAGTTGCCGGGATCGGCAGCTCGGTCTTTGGTGCAGCCTCATCCAAGGCTGCTGCAGATGCGCAGTACAAGGAAGCGGAACGGCAAGCCAAGGCTCGCTTCAAGCGCGACGTGCAGGAGTGGCGCCTGTCCAACCTGGCGGCCAAGACGCAATGGTGGTGGGACAAGGCGCGTGTCGAGCAGCTCCGCTTCAACGAGCGGCAGAAAGCTGCGGACTACAAGGCCTACCAGTCTCAGATGCTCAATGCTGCGTCCCAGCAACTGAGCACCCGTATCGGGGAGATCACCGCTCGGGCATCGCTGGAGCAGAACAGCGAGTTCGCCAAAGCATCGGTGGACTATCCGTACCGGATGCAGGCGCTGACGATCGACACGCTCGAGACCACACGGCAGTTCCTCAACCAGGTCAACCAAACCGCGCTGCAAAGCGCTCAGGCCACCAGCAAGATCAACCGGGAAACCGAGGAGCTGGTGGGCAGCCTGGCGCTCGAGGAGCAACGTGACTACCTGGGCTGGCAGCTGAACAAGATCCAGGCTCTGGTGGAGGACAGCAAGGCTGGAGCACGTAGCTCTGATCGCCAGGGCGGCGGCCAGACCGGCAAGCTGCTGATGGCGCAGGCCGCTAAGCAACTGGGCCGCAGCTGGGGTGAACTGCAGAACAACGCCACATCACGCAAGGTGCGGCTGGGTCTGCTGAACAGCGCGATCAAGGGCGAGTTCGCTCAGCAGATGGGCATCTATGCCCTGGGGATGCAGGACATGACGGAGCGTGCTGCAGCAACGCTGAAGCGCAGCGACAACGAGGCGTCGATGCTGAATCAAACCATGTCGAAGCTGACGATCCCGTCCTTCGGCTGGCGTGCCAATGCCTATGGAGCGCAGCTGGCGTCGGCGCAGGCTGACTACACCAGCTCGGTGGTGAGCCTCAGCAAGCCGTACCGCGAGGAGATCTACTTCGATCCGCTCAAGCCCATCAAGGGCCTGAAGCCGGAGTACATCGGCCCGACGCAGCCCTCAACCGGCAACCTTGGATTCACCATCGGCAACTCCATCTTGAGTGGTGTTCAAGGTGCAATGAGCTTCAGCTACATGAACGAT